CCGGGCGTCCAATGGGCGCCCGGTTCTGCTATGCTTGGACTTGAAGGAGGACGATATGTCAGAGATTTATGCAATGCCGCCTGAGACGCGCGCGGGCTTGTCGTTTGATTATTCTGTGTGGTCTGCGGGCAGTGTTATCACGATGGTTAATGTGCCTTTCGACAATACGTATCGGGATATTGTTGACTGGAAGTCGTATGGCCACACTCCTTATGCCTATGTCAAGTCGTTTAACAATCTTCATAAGGTTGAGATTAATCAGATGACTTATCTCGCGCAGGGTAAGCCGATTCGCATTCCCACGCCGTTCACTAAGGCAAATCAGTACAACTATGTGATGGTCGAGAATCCCGGACGCCCTGTTAACAACATTGGTTTTGAAGGCTACACGCCTAGCGTGTTTTTCTATTTTATCACTAGTATTGACTACATTGCACCTAACACAACACAGTTGACACTTCAACTCGACGTTTGGACCACTTATTACCAGCGAATCAATTTTGGTCGCAGTTATCTTGAGCGCGGGCACATGGGTATTGCTGCAACTGATTCTTTCGACAACTATGGAAAGAACTGGTTGACTCAGCCTGAGGGTCTGGATATGGGGTCTGAGCACCAAATTATCCGAACCTACCGGCGATTGCTGGCGGACGTTAATAATTATGATTATGTTGTGATTGTTACTTCCACAACAAAACTTGACGCCAATAATGGTTACGGTGACGAAAATAATCCTCGCGTATCTATGGCCACTTCCTCGCGAACCGAAGGAATCCCTAACGGCACCGAAATTTATGCGTGCACCGCGAGCAATTTTAAATCCGGTATGGAAGGACTTCGTTATTACCCTTGGGTTGCGCAGGGCATTGGGTCAATCACTATTGTCCCTAAAGACGTTGTTGACTTAAATGCCGGCGACAAAGTTAGGGTTGGCGAGAAAACAGGACAAGGAACGTGGACATGGTTATCTGACAACAGCGTTTATATTAATCGCAATTATTCGTTGACTGATGCCAGTTTTAGGAATGAATTTCTTTCGTTACTTCCTAAGGAATATCGGGAACTTAAAAAATTCGTGACATCACCGTACTGTATTGTCGAGTTGACAACATATTCAGGTAACCCCGTTGAATTTCGTCCCGAGTCCATCCGCACAGCCGGAATCAACATTAATCAATATGCCCATGTTGTGCCACCCAATCCGTCTCTGTTTTTCACTATCCGGGACTACAACACAATCACGGAATCTGTGATTGTTGAGCGCCGTGCAGGTAAGGTGACTAACGAGTACGGTGAGGGCTGGGATATGTGTACCGGATACACGTCTCTCCCCACATTCTCGGCCGTCAACAACTCCTCGCTGAATGCACTTGCTTCGTCGGCACACACTGCGGCGGCTCAGGTGAATAACGCGAAGTGGCAGCAGCAGCGTGCTCAGCGTGCTGCGACGGCGGCGCGTGATGTTGCTAATGCTGGTATTGCTGCGACTCAGGCTGGGGCTGAGAATTCTATGTGGGGTAATTCTGCTATGGCGGATTCTCAGTCGCGTTATAATAATATGAGGGCTACTGTTCAGGCTACTCAGGGCGCTATGACGGCGCTTGGCGGTGTTATGGGGCTGAATGGTTCGGCGGCTGGTGCTGGTGTTGGTCAGGCGGCTACGGCTGGTGTTTCTGCGATGATTAATAATTCTCAGGCTCAGTCGACGGCGAATATTCAGAATCAGTTGGCTAGTGGTGCTTCGCAGATTTCTCAGCAGCAGCAGAGAACTGTGCGGGATACTAACTATGAATTGGCACAGTTCGCCGCTAACGGGGACTACGAGGCCGCCATTGCTTCGATTAACGGTCAGCGTCAGGACATGCAGGTTATTCCTCCGTCGGTGGTCGGGCAGACGTCTGGCTACGTGTCTGCGATGGTCTCCAATGGACTTGTAATTGATGCTAGAATTAGGAGTGTTTCACCGGCCGCTATGCGTAGTATTGGCGATTTCTGGCTTAGGTATGGGTACTTGATGAATACTTGGATTAAGTTCCCGAAGACCCTTAGCCTTATGACTGAGTTTACATATTGGAAGATGGCTGAGTGCTATTTGGTTGACACAACAATTCCTGAGGGGTTCAAGGCCAGTGTGCGTGGAATCTTTGAAAAGGGTGTTACTGTGTGGCGTTCTCCTCAGCGTATTGGTAACACAAATATTCGTAATAATCGGATTGACAAGACGGTTAGGGTGACCCTTAGTGAGTAAAAAGGATTACGTGCTTAATGGCATCTACAAGAAAATCATGGCATCTCCCCCGTCCTCATCCGAGGCACGGCAGATGCAGTTGGAGCACATGTACCGGCGACAGTTAATGGGCAAGTGCCTTTCCCGCTTTACTTGGGAGGGGTTGCCTAACGGTATTGACCCGCGGTTCATTGAAGCAACTATCTTCAATAACGGGTACTCGGTTTTCTATTTCGACAGTTTCTTCGAATTGTTTATGGCAATGCCAGCAACAATTTCAGGTCCCCTAGACATTCAGGATAATCCCACGGGATATCGTGTCACTCGAAACGGCGTCTATTCTCGCGAGGTGAGCGCAAGTGAGTCTGTCTGCATTTGGGGTAATCAGGTGCGGGAGCCAGAAATCGACGTTGTGCTTTCGTATGCTGCGCGGCTTGCTCAGATTGACAGGACAATCGAAATTGATCTGCTGAATGAGCGTAACCCGATGATTGTTGCGTGTTCGCAGGACCAGCGCCTTACCATCCAGAATCTCATTTCTAAGATTTACGATGGTGAGCCCGTTGTGTGGGGCACTGAGAATATGAGTATGGACAATCTCGCCAACACTATTGGCGTGTTTCCCCTTAACCAGAATGCTGGTGCGGGTGCTGTTTCCTCGATCAAGCACATGGAGTCTAAGTCCAAGATTTGGGGAGAAGCGCTCACAATGCTCGGCATTATGAACGTTAACTCCGAAAAGCGTGAGCGCATGGTGGTTGAGGAAGCCGCCGCCAATTCCGGTCAAGTGCTCGCATCTCGAGAGTCGTTCATGAAGCCGCGAGAACTGGCATGCGAACAGATTAATGAGAAGTTCGGGCTTAATGTGTCGTGTTATTGGGCTGTTGACGACAATGCTGCGCCTAATCTTAATGACTATCTCGCTAATTCTAATTTGACAACTTATGGAGGTGACGATGTCAGTAACAACGATAATGCTTCGTGACGTTGTTAAGTTAACCAATGACCATATTGGGCTTGACGACTACCCAATTTTCGATGAAGCGTATCGAAAGACTCTGAATGATCGAATTAAGAAGACCTATTGGCTTCAGGAGATCGCACACGAGACAATTGATATTTTTATTTGGCGGCTAAGCCTTAAGATGGAATTGATTATGCCTCGGTATAATCGAATGTATCTTGCTGAACTGCAAAACACGGACCCGCTTGAAGGGAATCGCCATTACAGCAGGACCGGCCAGGACGGCACGTCCCAGAATTCTGGGATCAACCATCAGACTGGTAGTGGTAGCGGTACCAACAAGTCCAAAGGGCGCACCGTGGGATCAGACACGCCTCAGACACGGCTTGCGGGCGATGGGGACTATGCTACGAGTATCAGTGACGCGAGCACGTCAGGTGACACCACGTCTCGTAATGAGTCGGATAGCACGTCGTCTTCGACCAGCAACTACAACAACAATCAGCGGTCAGAGTCCTGGGGCTATTCGGGCTCCAAGGCTCGCGCTATCGCCGATTATCGTGGGACACTACTTAATGTGGATGACCTAGTTATCGCAGAACTGAGCGAACTTTTTATGGGACTGTGGGACACAGACATGCCTCACACTCCGGGGGGACTAGTTAACGGATTTACCTACGGCCTAGGATTTGGAGGATATTATGGCTACTGGTGATGACATTATTGGGTCAATTGACCAGGCGCTGTGGCGCGTTCAGTCACGGTCGGTGAATAACATTACGCCGTTTACTTATCGGGACGGGCTGACGTATATTGATGTTCTTGAGCGAATTCGCTCTAGCGTCATTGACGTCATTACGTTCACGAATTCCTTTGGCGAGGAACAGGATAAGATTATCGCCAAACTGAATGAGACGGTCACCAATTTCATTACTGAGGTTGAGAAGACTCACTCAGGCTGGAACAAGGAACTGGACGCCAAGAAAACTGCGCTCGAGTCGCTAATCGAGGACTTCAAGCGGCGCCTTATTGACGCTGAGTTCCGTGAGGTTGACGGCAACTACATTGAGGCTCCACTTAAGTCGCCCGCTGGTAAGCGGGTTACGCTGACGACTAAGGCGTGGGGAGACGCGCTAAAGGCCCAGAACACTCAGTTTCAGACAGAGATTCAGGGTAAATTGGACCAACAGCGCAGGGACTTCGACAATCGTTTCCCGGCCTACTACACGAAGACCGAGGCTAACGACATCTTCCTCGAGGACCCTAAACTCACTGAGGGGGTAGTCATTGGTTCGTCTAATGCGACGATTGAAGCAAGTCGCTGGACCAAGACCTTGTGTAGTGAGTTGGGGCTTAACCCGAACGTGTATGCAATTGGTGGTGGCGGGTTTACTTCAACGTCTGACAATAATTTCCTGACACAGTTGGATAATGCTAAGCAAGGAATGTCTGAGGATAAGCGCCGTA